AATCTTGCACGCCGAATTGCTAAACAGAATGGTACCACAGTCACCTTTAGACAAAGCTCTGTAGCGCCATTGGTCAGAAACGAACAATTCTTTGACATTCTCAGAGTCTAAACTATAGGTGGTCCGCTGAGTCGTGCAATAAGCATTAGTCTCCATCTCCATTTTAGAATTGACAAGAGTAGCCTTACACCTACCAATCCTCTGGTGCTCCTCCTTCGTGGCGAAATGACGAGTCACATCTCTCATGGGCTGCATATAGCCACTAAAATCATACACAACCAAATCAATATCCTCGCCCTCACTCCGATAAGCCTTAACTCTCCTAGGATCAAAGCTCATCTGAAGCCTCTGGGAACCCCTATTAAGGATAAAAGGGGTATCGACAGGAACAAGCCCAACCTGCCCATCCTCATCCCGCACAGAGAAGAAGTGCCGTGGGAACAAAACCTGGCAGCCTCCGATACAAAAACAATGTAAAGTACTTCCACGGATAGAGGCTGTCAAACAATTAGCCTTGATCGCACTCAACCGATTTGCAAGGTTCTCATCCTCAGCCTGAGGCTCATACCTACCAGTATGCCAGTCCGTTACGCGAGCCCAGCTATCTTCATCACGGGCCACTCTATCCCTCGAACGGACGTAGGCGTCTTCCCTTGTACGATCTCGTTTATTGACGAACTCACTTGTGTCACGGTTAGTGTTGCCGCGCTTACGGTCCACTGAACTTTCGGGAGCTACAATCTTACGGGCAGCAAATCTAAAAGCGCCAACAACGGCAACCATGGGTAAAACAAACTTCATAGCTGACTTGAATGCTCCAATAAACTTCATAGTCCTGTTGTTACAAACATCCTCCCGAAAAATCTCAGCGAGACTGTCTGGACCTTTCTTGTCCAACCACAACAGAACACGATCAAACACTTGTTCCTCACCCTTCTCCTTTCTGTCCATCGCCATCCGCACTGGAGACTCCGGATCAGGATGCAAAGGCTGCAACGCACGCAAAGCTTCCATTATATACAAGTCCAGATTATTAGGCTCGTTATAGAGCTTCTGCAAGCTGGCACGAGCAGCGATGAAAGCATTACGCTCTAGAGGCGTTATGTCGAAAGCACTCAACTCTCTATTGAATCCAAAAGCCTGCAAAACTCCGCTCAAGGGCGAGCCCTTATAGGCCTTAGGCCGCATTTTATGCGTTCTAAACAAGTCAGCCTCCTTCTCCTTCCAATCGGGACCAACGAAGGGACCAATATTGATCCCGTTATGGTAATTACTACCCTGCGAACAGATTTCCACAAACTCCGGGTCCGTCAAGATAGCCGTCGCGATAGTTTTGCGCCTCTCTGGCACAACCGATTGCAAAGACACAAATAAGGTGCAGACAACTCCAGTCTGCCTAACCCCAGTACCAAGTACCTTCGCATAGCCATTCACAACTTCATCTAAATCCTTGGCCGTGCACTTCTTCCACATCTCAGTCATTGTCAAGTAATAATGAAGGTCAGTCAAACCAGCTTTTGAAAGAACCCGAGTCATAATCGAGACCCATGGATTTGCCACCGCATCAGGCAAATCCATATCGGGCTTCAGGTTGTAGTCGCGTGTTACATCAAGAAACTTCCGGCAGACCTCCGTAAAATCTATAGCTTTCTCGTCCGGTTCCACGGAATCAGGAACTATATAAGACTTTGCAACCTCCTTGAATGTATCAGCCACCTTGCGCATCTGCCTGTTGACAAGGTTTTTTTCACAAGCCTTATCATCATCGGAACTATAGATATCCCCATCCATTTGCGCAACAACCCGATTTGTTAAAGGATTGGGAATTTGCACGGGGAAATCTTCTATCTCAAAATCCACCTTCTCATCAACAAGTCGAGCCCTCACTCGATTGTTCGCGGCTTTCACATCCTTAAAATTCTGGGTGTTGTCAACTATCCCTTTCTGAATAACTCGCACAAGCTCCGTGAACGTTATAGGCTGACTATATCGCAGCTCTGTACTAGAG